ATGAGCGTAAAGGTAAATGGATTGGACAAGGCTTTAGCAGACCTAGACAAAAAAGGCGATAAAGTTATTGAGGCGGTAAAGGAAAAGCTTGCAGATGTAGCAACCGAAATAGAAATAAAAGCTATACAACGCGCTCCAAGTCAATGGGAAGGATTGCCTTTATCAATTAAACAGAGGATTGATAAAGTTGCTGAAAATAATGGTTTAAATTGGCGAGTAGGCGTTCAAAGTGGAAGTTCTGATTTTGAAATTGAAGCTTGGCTCGAATTTGGGACCGGATTAAGTGCAAAACAAATATTATCCGGTCCTCAATATACTCCAGAAATTAGAGCAGTTGCTCAAAGGTTTTACAGAAATGGCCAAGGACGAATTATCGGCCAGCCTTATTTATTTCCCTCTTATTTTGAAGCAACCGCTAATTTAGCGCAGGAAATGGAAAAAGAAATAAACGATAATATCAAATGAGAGAAATAGCAACCGACATAAGGGTAGCAGTTTTAAATGCAATAACGCCTCTAGTAGTTAGCACTACCACAATTCCTGTAAGAGACACATTTATGCCTCCAAGCGTTACTATTCCAGATTTTCAAACTGGTAAAGCTTACGTTTTATTAACTGATCAAAGCGAAGCCGAGACAACAAATAACGACTGTTCAATTAGGCAAAGCGTAAATTTTAACATCAATATCGTTACCAAATTTCCTGTCGGTAGTGGAGGTAAAAAAGCAAGCGAATTAATCTCAAATGCTATTCAGTTAAAAATGACCGAACAATATTTGATTTTACCAGCTGATTTGCAATTATTAAATATTAGAAAAACATTTTCAAGAGTTCAAATAGAGCAAGGTTCTACAGAAATTGCTTACCAAAAAATTCTTGGCTATACCTTTGATATTTTTCAAGTATCTTGATAAATAAAAATTTATGTATATTTGTCTAAACAAATAAGCTATGGCAACTTATCAACTTGGTAACTTCTTTACATTTGAGTGGAACTCTCTTCCAGTCGTTTGTAAAACTTCCGCTTCCGTTTCTATTTCCAATGAATCCGTAGTAGTAAGAAACGACTGCACGGGCGATTATGGAGTAAGACTTGAAGGAGGCGACAAATCTGGTTCATTCTCTTTTTCAGGTGACCTAGATTTTGATTCTACAGGATCATCCAATCTTTCAGCATTTGATTTGATGGAAGACATTGGTAAAGTATTTGAATTGGTTTTTGGCGGTACTGAATCAGGTGATAAAATCATCACAGTAGATGCCCAACTCAATTCTTTGGAAATTACCGCAGAAAGAAATACTCAAGTTTCTTTTACCGGAACTTTCGACTTTGCTGGAGCTCCTGCAATCACAGTAATACCAACCTAAACATAATTTATGGCTAAATACCATTCTGCGCCTTATAAGGAGGCGGAAATTTTCTTTTATCCCAACCTTGGGGCATTGGCAAATTTCGAAGATTTTACTGGGCAAGGAATTGCCGATGCTTTTAGCGGGCAGTCAATTCCAAGATTAGATTTAATCTATGCCTTGTTAATTGAATGCCACAAAGTGGCTTGCATAAGAAAAAGTACAAATCCAATTTCTTTAGAAGAGCTAAAGATATGGGTTGAAGGTAAGGATGTAATGAAGTTATTTAACGAAGTCCTTGCCGATTTATTAGAAGAACTTGGAATGGGCGAAAACCAAGAAAAAAAAATTTAAGTCAAGACCAAGAAGAGGAAGAGGCTTATTCAGCTAGAGAAAATTTAATGCTGATCGTAGGTAGGACTAAAATACCATACGATCAGCTTTTTGCTTTATCAAGAAAAGAGTTAAAGTCTTTAATTAAAGGTCACGAAATAGACCAAAAGGATTTGGTAGAATCTTTAAGAGTTCACGCTATGTTAGGTCTACAGCCTCATTTAAAGAAAGGAGCAAATATTAACCCAATGCAACTTTGGCCTTTGCCTTGGGATACAAAGCCTAAACCTTTCCAATCAAATGAGAGTGATTTTGCTAAAGCCAAGAAATTGTTGGAAATTGCATCTAAACTAGAAAAAAATGGCAAATCCAAGAATAGAAGTTGAGATAGGTGCTAAAGTAGAAGGCTTATCGGCTGGAGTTAATCAAGCAACAAGTCAACTTGATAAACTAGGAAAATCGGCCCAATCTACTGCGCCACAAATTCAAAAATTAACTCAAGCAACCGCTGGCTATAATTCCATAGGAACAGACTTTGCTAGAATTATTCAGGATGCGCCTTTTGGAATTATTGGTATTGGTAACAATATTACTCAATTAGCTGGATCGTTTCAAGTTTTAAAGAATCAAACTGGCTCAACTGGAGCGGCCGTTAAAGTTGCTTTAGGATCAATTTTTAGCTCAGGAAATTTATTAGTTTTAGGAATTTCTGCATTAACTACAGTTTTTACAATTTTACAACAAAAAGGATTTTTTAAAACAGAGGAGGCGGCAAAATCTTTATCAGACCGATTAGAAGAATATAGAGAAAAATTAGATAATATAACAAAAGCTTCTTTAGAAGGTCAAATAAACGCTCAAAAAGAAATATCTTCTTTTAAATTATTAACTGTACAAGCTGAAAATACTACTTTAAGTCTTGAAAAAAGATTAGCAGCTGTAAATGAATTAAGAAAGCAATATCCTGAATATTTAAAGAATTTAACTGACGAACAAATTTTAACTGGTAATGTTGGGTTAGCTTATCAAAATTTAACAAAAGACATACTTGCGTTAGCACAGGCAAAAGCTTTTCAAGATCGGATTAATAAAAATTCGGCTGATATTTTAACATTAATTCTCGAAGAAGAAGAAAAATTACTGCAAGTTCAACAAAAACAAAATAAAGCTGCTGAACTTAGAAAATCAGCAAGAGAACAAACAGTTAGGGATCGAGGTGGTCAAAATGAAGAAACTTTACTTGCAAATGTTTTAGAAAGTGAGGCTAAAGATATTTTAAAAGAAATTAACCAAAGTGAAAAAGAAAGAGCTAAATTAAAAGAGCAAAATAAAAAATTAGAATCTCAAATAGTTGAAAAAAGTTCTGAAGGAGCAAATTTTGCAAAAGTTAGAACTGTAGAAACAAAGAAAAATGTAGATGAGGTACAAAAGTTAAAAAGGACTTTTGAAGACATTTCTAAACTTGATTTTTTAGATCTTGCTAAACTTGAAAGAACTGGAGCTTTTTTTGAAGGAGTTGAAAAACAATTAATAAAAGTTGAGTCTGGAGCTGCAAGAACTAGAGGAATTTTTACCCAAAATATTGGAGCAATTAATAAATCCAATAAAGAACTTATTGATTCTCTTCAAGGTAGTGGAATAAGTATAGAACAGTTTTACGCAGCTATAGCTAACGGAGCTGCTGAAGGATTTAGTTCTTTAGAGTCATTTATTACTGCTTTAGGAGAAACTCAAGCATTTATTAATAAAACTTTTGAAATATTAGAACAAGGTGCAGAAAATACTTTAGGTGACGTTGCTTTTGCCATTGGTGATGCTTTAGCAAGTGGTGGTAATGTAATAAAAGCAGCTGGAGCCGCTTTACTTGGTGGTCTAGCTGGTATTTTAAATCAACTTGGACAATTAGCAATCGCAACTGGATTAACTATAACAGGAATTAAAAAGGCTTTACAGACTTTAAATCCAGCCGTAGCGATTGGAGCTGGAATTGCTTTAGTTGCGCTTGCTGGATTTGTATCATCTAAGGCAAAAAGTCTTGGAAGTGCAGCTCCTGGAGGCGGAGGCGGAGGAGGCGGTGGCTCATCCGTTGGTAGCTCCGGAGTTGGTGGCGGCTCTTCATTTGTCGGTGGAGCACAAGGTGGATTATTCCAGCAAAATAGAGATGTAAGCGGTGAATTTGTAGTGCGAGGCCAAGACCTAGTTTACGTTTTAGGACAAGCAAATAACAGGATAAATAAAGGATAATGAATGATTATAGGCTTTTACTTGCCGTAAGGACTGGATTGGGTACAATAACAGTCAATGGAGTTGCACCTGTAGAATTTTATACCGAAGGCGATGTATTGACGATTGCAATTACTCCAGATGCTGGTTTTCACACGGCTAAATGGTACGCTAGTCCAGGTAATTCTTTAATATCATCGACTTTATCTTTTAATTATACGATGCCGTCTCAAGACGTAAAAATGTACGTCGAATTGACTGGCCAAAATACTCCTGTAAATGATTACGGCTTAAAATACCAAGGCGGATATGCTACTAATTACGGAGGTTTGGTTTGGGATTTGCAAATACAAAAGCAAGGCTATTCTGGAGCCGTTACAGCCTTACAGATCAACGATATTACTTACAACTGGGGTAATACAGGCGATGATCCTTTAACCACGCTAATAGGCTCTTCCGTTGATTTTACGATTGCTGGAGAAACAGGCGATTTCAATGAATTTCTAGTAGGTGGAAACAGAACTTGGAAAGTAGTTTTAAGCCAGATTGGAGCAAATAACGATATTACCGCGTGGCAAGCTGCAACTGTTACTCCTAGCTTTAGAGACATAGCTTACGGAAATGGCCGTTTTGTAGGTATGGCAACAGTTAATTCCTACTCAAATGATGGAATTACTTGGACTAATGGAAGCGTATTAAATACTGAATATGTAACTTTTGGAAATGGTTTATTTGTGGCAGTAGGTTACGCTAGCGTTTCAGGAGTTCCAACTTCATTTATTCAAACTTCTACAGACGGAATAAATTGGACTAGCAGAACTCCAAGTGAGGCTATGTGGTTTCAAGATATTGCTTATGGAAATGGCTTATTTGTTGCCGTTGCACGATCTGGTACTAATAGAATAATGACTTCGCCAGATGGTATTACTTGGACTTCTAGAGCTACAGCAATTAGTCCAACATTTAGCGGAGTTGCTTATGGCGCTGGAGTATGGGTTGCCGTTTGTGATACTTCTCCAGGAGGTACGACTTTTACTTCATACGATGGTATTACTTGGGAGGAGCAGCCAACTGCTTGGAGTGCTTTTACTATAACTTATGCCCAAGGTAAATTTACAACTGGTACTTATTATTCTACAGATGGATTTACTTGGAATAGCGTTACAATTCCTTTTACTCCTGTGAGAATAGCTTATGGAAATGGATATTTTGTTGGAGTAAGAAGTACTGGAGTTAATCGAATTGAATATTCTACAAATGCTATAAACTGGGTTGAAATCCCAGCGGCCTCTACTGCTACATTTGAGGCCGTAGCATTTGGAGAAAATACTTTCGTAATTGGTGCAACAAGTGGAACGATTAGATTAAACTACGTTTTATTTGAAGGTCTTTTACCTTATTTCTCAGGCTATATTGCCCCTGACTTTATTACTTCGCAATTTAAAAGCGGACAAAAGCTATTTGAATTTACTGCCATTGATGGTTTAAAAGGCTTTGATTCTATTCGCTCTAATTTCTCTAGCTGGCCTGATCCAAGAACGCAAGCTTTAGCTGGCATTATTGGGCCATTAAATCAATCATTTGTCGATAAAAGGCAAGTTGTTATTGGATGCGAAGTTCACGAAACTAGA